CTGAACAGCGTTTAATCGCATGGGCTAACCTGCGTAATGAATGCAAAGACAACCCTAATCTTGAATCAGTGATAACTAACATAAACGATTGGTGGCAACAAGCACCAATGGTGTTGAGATATTTACATATTGATTTGATAAAAGAATGGCCTGATCCTTGGGAATTAATTGCCGAAAACACCTATTGCAGTCTTGCAAAGTGTTTAGGCATGTGCTATACTATCTGTATGTTAGATAGACAAGATATACCTAGTCTTTGTATATCTGAGATTGACAATAATGACTATATAGTCCAAGTTAACAATGGATTATATGTGTTGAATTGGAATGTTGATGAAGTAGTAAATATCACACAATTGAAAAACAAAACTGTTACGTGCAACATAGACTCTGCTGTGTTTGCAGACAAGATTCGATAGAAAGGCCCCCCAATGACAATTCAAGTTACCAAACGAGACGGAAGCAAAGAAGCATTAGATATTGATAAACTACACAAAGTGGTTTGGTGGGCAACAGAAAATATTACAGGTGTAAGTGCTAGTCAGGTAGAAATAAGCAGTAATGTGCAGTTCTATGATGGTATTACCAGTACAGATATACAAGAAACACTTATCAAAAGTGCGGCAGATCTTATATCAGAAGAAACTCCTAACTATCAGTTTGTAGCAGGAAGACTTATAAGTTATCATATTAACAAAATGGTTTACGGCGAATTCAAGCCTTGGCATGTTTACAAACTAGTTAAAGAAAACGTAGAACGTGGATTTTACGATCCTGAGCTACTTACAGAATATACTGAAGAAGAATGGAACACTATTAACGGTTGGATTAAACATGATCGTGATGAACAACTTACCTATGCGGCCATGGAACAATTTAGAGGCAAATATCTTGTGCAAAACAGAGTCACAAAAACACTCTATGAAACACCACAGATGTGTTATATGCTGATTGCGTGTACACTATTTCAAGACTATGATCGTAAAACCAGACTACGTTGGGTAAAAGATTACTATGATGCTATCTCAACACACCAAATAAGTTTGCCAACTCCAGTAATGGCTGGTGTACGTACACCACAAAGACAGTTTTCTAGTTGTGTGTTAATTGAAGCTGATGACAGTTTAGACAGTATCAATGCTACATCAAGTTCAATTGTAAAATATGTTTCACAGAAGGCTGGTATTGGTATTAACGGTGGACGTATTAGAGCTTTAGGTTCGCCAATACGTAATGGTGATGCTTATCATACTGGCGTTGTACCATTTTACAAAATGTTTCAGGCTGCTACACGTAGTTGCTCACAAGGTGGAGTACGTAACGGTGCCGCCACACTTTACTATCCAATTTGGCATTTAGAAGTTGAAGATCTTTTGGTACTAAAAAACAACAAAGGTACAGAAGACAACAGAGTTAGACACATGGACTATGGTGTACAGTTTAACAAACTAATGTATGAACGTTTAATGTCAGGTGGAGACATTACACTGTTTTCTCCTAACGATGTTCCTGGATTATATGATGCTTTCTTTGCAGATCAAGACAAGTTTAAAGACTTGTATGAAGCCGCAGAACGTAAGACAAGCATACGTAAAAAGAAAATAAGTGCTATAGAACTTTTCAGTTCGTTCATGCAAGAGAGAAAAGATACAGGTAGAATATACCTACAAAACGTTGACCATGCAAACGAACACAGTAGTTTTAAAACAGAGGTTGCTCCTATCAAACAAAGCAATTTGTGTTGTGAAATTGATTTGCCAACCAAAGCCTTAAATGATGTTAACGATCCTAACGGTGAAATAGCATTGTGTACACTGAGTGCAATCAACTGGGGTAATTTTTCAAATCCACAAGATATGGAAAAGGCATGTACACTTGCAGTGCGTGGACTTGATGCATTGCTTTCGTATCAAAACTATCCTATATTGGCAGCACAGTTAGCAACTGAAGGCAGACGTCCTCTTGGTGTTGGTATAATAAATCTAGCATACTTTCTTGCAAAAAATGATGTAAGTTATAGTGATCCAGATGCACTTAAATTGGTTGATACTTGGGCACAACACTGGAGTTACTATCTTATCAAGGCTAGTGCTGATCTAGCAGAAGAATTTGGTGCTTGTCCACTTAACAATGAAACAAAGTATGCAGATGGAGTACTGCCAGTTGACACTTACAAAAAAGATGTTGACGAACTAGTAGTACATGTGGATGCAGTTGATTGGACAGGCTTAAGAACACAACTTAGAAAGACAGGTATTCGTAATAGTACACTAATGGCACTGATGCCAGCAGAAACATCTGCACAAATATCAAACAGCACAAATGGTATTGAACCACCAAGAGCATTTGTTAGTATCAAACAAAGCAAAGATGGAGTACTAAAACAAGTGGTACCAGGATATGCACGGTACAAAAACAAATATGAACTATTATGGGACCAGAAGTCACCAGAAGGTTACTTGAAGATTATGGCAGTACTGCAAAAGTATATTGATCAAGGAATAAGTGTAAACACCAGTTATAATCCTCAACACTTTGAAGATGAAAAGATTCCAATGAGTACCATGTTACAACATTTATTATTGTGTTATAAATATGGACACAAACAACTCTATTATTTCAATACCTTTGACGGTGCAGGAGAAATAGACATAGACAAAATGAACGAAACACAACAACAAGATATAACTATCGAAGAGCCAATGTACGAAGAAGCCTGCGATAGTTGCACCATATAGGAACCACAATGAGTGTACTGAATACAATCAACAGAGACCATACGACCAGTTTAGCATTTTTAGATCCTGCTGGCGGAGTAGGTATACAACGTTATGATACATTAAAGTATCGTCAGTTTGACAAACTAACTGACAAGCAGTTGGGTTTTTTCTGGCGTCCGGAAGAAGTAGACGTACTGCGTGATGCCAAAGACTTCAAAGAACTAACTGCAAATGAACAACATATTTTTACTAGCAATCTAAAAAGACAAATACTTTTAGATAGTGTGCAAGGTAGAGCACCAATTGAAGCATTTGGTCCTATTGTTAGTTTGCCCGAGCTAGAGAATTGGATTATAACCTGGACATTTTCAGAAACCATACATTCAAAAAGTTATACACACATAATCAGAAATGTTTATTCAAATCCAAGCAAAGTTTTTGATGAAATGATGGATATACAGGAGATCATTGATTGTGGCGATGATATTACTGCATTCTATGATGATCTCATTGAGAGTTGCAGTTATTACAACTTACTTGGCGAAGGTACTCACACTGTGAATGGTAAAAAGATAGTTGTTGATTTGTACGAACTAAAAAAGAAACTTTGGACTTGCATAGCAAGTGTAAACATTTTAGAAGGTGTACGTTTCTATGTCAGTTTTGCATGTAGTTGGGCATTTGCTGAACTAAAGAAAATGGAAGGCAATGCTAAGATTATTAAGTTTATTGCCCGTGATGAAAATGTACACTTAGGTTCAACACAACAGTTAATGAAATTACTGCCAAAGGATGATCCTGATTTTGTAAAAATTGCAAAAGAATGTGAACCAACAGTGATCAAAATGTTTGAAGATGCAGTTGATCAAGAATGTGCATGGGCAGACTATTTGTTTCGTGATGGATCAATGATTGGACTTAATGCACAATTACTCAAAGAATATGTAAGGTGGATTGCAAACAAACGCATGACTGCGGTTGGAGTACCTAGCAGTTATAAAGGTGCAAGCAACCCACTTCCATGGACACAGAAATGGATCGCTGGTGGCGATGTACAGGTTGCTCCGCAGGAAACAGAAATAACCAGTTATGTAAATGGCGGAACAAAACAAGACGTTGATAACAATACATTTAAGGGGTTTAGTTTATGAGTGTAGTATTATATACAAAAGACTTGTGTGGCTATTGTGATGCCGCAAAAAGTCTACTTAGAAAAATGAATGTACGTTTTAATGAAGCAAAAATTGGAACAGACATAACCAGAGAAGAGCTACTTGAAATTATTCCTAATGCACGTACTGCACCACAGATTGTAATAAACCATAAGGTAATTGGTGGTTACGACGACTTAGTTGAGTATATTGAAAATACAGGGTGGAATGGCTCTGGATACTAATTAATTAGTAACTCTGGAGGACATATGTTAGAAGCAAACAAAACTTATTCATTGCGTTTGAGTGATAGCAGTGAAATTATCTGCAAAATCGTTAGTTCAGATAGCAAAGAAACAATTATTGCCAATCCATTTACTTTAATTCCAACACAACAAGGTGTACAACTCTTGCCTGCAATGATGAGTGCAGACGAGACAAAAAATGTGACCATAAATACAAACAACATTACAATGTACACTGAAACAAACAAAGATGTTGTTTCAAGTTATATTCAAGC